GGTCTACTTCCACGCTGAGGAAGAGATTGATTACCTCGGGACGAAGATTACCGGACAGGAATTCTTCGATCTCATAAACCAATAAGGAGAACCACATGGTTGGAGTAGTCTACAGTTTCGATGAAGCTATGCAGATGATTAAACATGGCTTGTCAGGATTTGTCTTTCGCAATGCTCAGGGTAAATTTGCCCAAGTAACGTTTGACACAGTCTGGCAAAACATTCGGATCGATGAACTCGAAAGCTCCCTGAGCTTTGGATCTGCACTTGCCTCACTGAAGGCTGGTAAACGAGTAGCTCGTGCCGGCTGGAATGGGAAAAACATGTTCCTGTTCCTTGTCGATGGAACCAAAGATCTCAAAGTCAATCGTGAGCCCTTGATTTCCATTCTGGGCGAAGGTGCCAAGTTCACTTATCAACCTCATGTCGATATGTTCACGGCCGATGGGACAATTGTTCCTTGGCTTTGTAGCCAAACTGACATGTTGGCAGATGACTGGTGTATCGTACCAAATGCTTAGCTTTGCTGAGCCGGTGACAGCCGCTTCAGAAGTCAGTTCATCCGAGCACAATGTTGCTCGGGTGAATTCGATCAAGAAAAAGTATCCCCATTGGCGGCAGGAGTCGAAGGTCCCAACCTTTGCTCTAACCTACGATGGGACGTACATCACCCTGATGAAAAACCTCGGACTATCTGAAGAGGTGGCCAAGTCCATCGAGAAAAATTACCACCTGCTCTACGTCGTCTCTGACATGTGGGTAGCTGAGAAAATCAAACAGGCCAGCAAGGATGGATACATCACTGCTGCCTTTGGTCTGCGGGTTCGTACCCCGCTATTGAACCAAGTGATCCTTGGGACCAGCAAAACTCCACACGAAGCAGCCTCCGAAGGACGGACTGCCGGCAACGCATTGGGCCAATCTTGGTGCATGTTGAACAACCGAGCAGCCTCTGAATTCATGGCTATTGTCCGAAGCGGTCTACATCGTTTGGACATCAAACCCTGCGCTCACATCCATGACGCGCAATACTACCTGATCAAGGACGACATCCCGACACTGATGTACGTGAACACCCATCTGTCGAAAGCTGTCCAATGGCAGGAGGATCCTCTGATCCAAAACGAGCATATCGATATGTCTGGCCAGTTGGAAATCTATCATCCGACCTGGGGCCAAGGCTTTGATATACCTAACGAAACCACTGAGGAAGAGATCAATTCGTTGATCCGCAAACACCTCGACGATTTGGAGAAATAAAGTGAAATCTAAAAACGTTGTCATGTTCAATGACGGAGCCGCAAACCGTGTCTTTAGGGATGCCAATGCGGTAGTCTCTGAGCGTGTTGTCCAAATTACTTGGACAGAGAGTGAAAACACAGTGCAGCACTCGATCATTTACCCTTTGCATCGCATTGAGGAAATCATTACAGTGATCACCGACGAATGAAGATCACAAACAAGCACCACATCAACCTGGCTCTCGCAGTCTGGTTGTTGGAGGATGGGTATAACTCTGGCGCCGACGTTGCACCAGAAGGTGAGCTGATCTCAGCTACCAAACTCATGAAACCAACGAAGCAACTCATCTTGAGTCGCCTCGTTGACTCCTCCCAAGAAGAGATGGATGTCACCGACATGGTGGCATCCCGCTCTGGGCATGCATTCCACGACTCGATCGAGCGTGCATGGACCGAAGGCAAATGGCAAATTGCCATGAAGAAGCTGAAGTACAGCCAAAAGGTGATCAACAATATGATTGTGAACCCGGAGCCTGAGGATCTTCAGCCCGGACAGATACCCGTGTATCTGGAGAAGCGCGGCTTCCGAGAGTTTGAGGATATCGTCCTTACCGGTCAGCTCGATTTCATTATCGGCAAGCAGTACACCGACTTCAAATCGACATCCACATTTGCTTGGACTTCAGGCAACAAGGATCAGGATTACATCCTGCAAGGTTCGATCTATCGTTGGCTCTTCCCAGACCTGATCACAAATGATGTCATGCAAATTGGCTTCATCTTTACGGACTGGGCCCGGTATCGGACTTCGGATCCCAAGTATCCGCAGACCCGTGTCACCCAAAAAGATTTCAAGCTGATGAGTCTCGAAGACACTGAAGCCTGGATCTCCAGTAAGCTGGCACTGATCCGGACTAACGCCAAACTGCTGAAGAAGGGTCAAGACAAAATGGAACCTTGCTCTGACAAGGAACTGTGGCGCTCTGAGCCTTTGTTCAAATTCTATGGCGACGCTGCGAAAGCTAAACTTGGCGGCCGGTCTACCAAAAACTTTGACTCCCTGACAGATGCACAAATCCATCAGAGTTCAAAGAACGGAGCCGGCGCAATCGTCACCATCCCTGGTGAAGTCAAAGCATGTGAATACTGCCCAGCATTCCAGCTGTGCGAGCAACGCAAAGACTTTTTCCGAGACGATGGATCTCGTGTCTAAACACATAAAGTCAGAGGGGGATTTTCTCTCTCTGATTTTTCAACCCTGAAAGGATGAATCCGTGACTAATCCACTTTTCGATCTGAACGTATTGGATCAAACTGACCACCACCCTGCGATGAGCGATCTTGTTGACATCTTGTGTCACCGGACCGGCAATTCCGATCGGGGCTTCTTCCAAGCTGAAGTCGCATATTTCTTGGGTCTTATCCCCAGCTCCATGCGTGCTTCAATCGAGTCCCCAGAACGGGGCAACATTCCAATCAACATCTACTCCATTGCTCTGGCCACGTCTGGCTTCGGCAAAGGCCACTCTGTGAGCCTACTGGAGGATGTCATATCAGAATTCCGTCAGGAATTTAGTGACACCACATTCCCATCTATCGCTGAACAGTCACTGTTCTCGATGGCCGTAAACATCGCTGCCTTGAAAGGCGGAGATGAAGACAAGGAGCTAGAGCTCCTCACAGCTGATTTCAAGAAGCAGGGCCACGCGCCCTTCATCTTTGACTCTGGTACTGGCCCAGCTGTCAAACAGTTGCGCTACAAGCTTCTCCTGGCTCGTGCCGGCGCGATCAATTTCCAAATGGATGAGATCGGTTCCAATCTTCAGGGCAACACAGAAGTGATCAACGTCCTCTTGGAACTTTACGACCTTGGTCGCATCAAAACCAAACTGGTAAAGAACACAGTCGACAACGAACGTGGCCAAGATTTGGTTGGCGATACGCCGGCCAACGTTCTCATGTTTGGCACCACATCCAAATTGTTTGACGGCAGCAAGACTGAGGAGGAATTCTATTCCTTCCTGGAAACGGGCTATGCTCGTCGCTGCTTCTTTGGCATGGGTCAGCCTGAAACCATCTCGGCAACAGTTGATCCGGAGCAAGTCTATGACGGCTTGGTATCTAAGAACAAATCAATTGCCATCGAGAAGTGGCGCACTCAGTTGAAAAAGTTCGCTGACATCATGTACTATGATCGCAAGATCTCTGTACCAAAAGATGTGGGCATTGAGCTTGTGGCTTACCGTCTCTACTGCGAGCAAGAAGCTGCAGCCATGCCCGATCACGAAGTCATTCGTAAAGCTGAAATGAGCCACCGCTACTTCAAAGCTATGAAGCTGGCCGGCACATATGCATTCTTGGATGACTCTCAGGAAATGACGATGCAAAATCTGTATCAGGCCCTGAAGATCGCCGAGTCATCCGGTGCTGGTTTCCAGAAGCTTCTGAAGCGTGAACGTAACTTCGTTCGCTTGGCAAAGTACATCGCGGCCACACCGGCTACACTCACCCACGCAGACCTCGTCGAGGATCTGCCATACTATCCAACGTCATCGACTCCTCGCAAGGAGATCATGGACTTGGCAATGGCATGGGGTGTGGGCAACCACGTTGTGATCACGAAGAAAATCCAATCAGGTGTTGATTTCTTCTCTGGTTCTACTCTCCAAGAGACAGACCTGCAGAAGATCAAGCTGAGCTATTCAGATCACTTTGCTTCGAACTATGATCCAATGGAAGTCCCATTCGACAAGCTACCTGCCTTGCTTGGCGCTGACGGTCTTCACTGGTCCAACCACCATTTCGACAAACAGCACCGCGCCGAAGATAACGTCATCCCAGGCTTCAACTGCATCGTAGTTGACGTTGACGGCGATTGCCCACTGAGTGTCGTCCATGAGTTGATGAAGGGTTATACCTACGTCACAGCGACCACAAAACGCCACACTCCAGAGACCAACAGGTTCCGTCTCATCATGCCGATGAATTATGAACTAGCTCTGGACAAGGCCGACTATCGTGAATTCATGGACAGCTTCCTGCTATGGCTCCCCTTTGAGTCTGACGCAGCTGCAAACCAACGATCCAAGAAGTGGATGACGATGGAGAAGTCACCCGAAACCGGGCTTGACGTCCAAGTCGATTACCACATCGGCACATCGTTGGTGGACATCCTACCGTTCATTCCGAAAACCAAATCAAACACTGAGTTCAAAGCCAGTATCGTAGATCTTGGTCAGCTGGATCACCTTGAACGCTGGTTCCTTGCGAACATGGACGAGGGCGGCCGGAACAACAACCTGCTGAACTTTGCCATGATGCTCAAGGACGCAGGCATGGGTTACGACAACATCTGCGACAAGGTACACACCTTGAACAAGCAGTCCGTTACACCTTTGAAACGGGAAGAGATAGACTCCACCATCCTGAAGACCCTTGGGTCCAATATGGATGAGTGTGCGTTCTAACGAAATTGTCACGAAAGACAGCCCTGGTTTGGGCCGAGTCTCCACGACAATGCCAATGACCTGAGGATGGCGGTAAACAGGTGACGAGGGAGAGACCTCATTTCGCAAACCAAGGAGACAGAATGGAACAACCTATGCAGACGGTGGATACCGTCCTCAACCCATCCCGGCAGAATGTCCGCAATCTCACACACCAAGCTTTGACCGACTCCGAAGGAGATCCGGCTCAGGTGTTTGCTGACTTGCTCATGACAGCTGCCACTATTGCTGCACTTTCCGACATTGACGTGTCCGAAGTTCAGCCAATGTTTGACAAGGCTATGCCCAACGCAGTGATTGCCGCGGAATTCATCATGGCCAACGTGGGAGACACGACTGATGGATGACCAAGACAACGCCCAATCAGACGACGACTGCACCAATTCATTTTTGATTTGTGGTGAGTCAGGCGATGGCAAGTCTACATCTCTCCGCATGCTTGCTGGAGAGTCATTGGAAGTCCAGAAAGGCGTGCTGTACTTCAACTGTGAAGGCGGCAAACCACTGCCTTTCAAAAACCGCTTCAAGAAGATCACCATTGATGATCCAGAAGAGATCTTCGAATATCTTCAGATGATCATCGATATGGTCAGCGGCTTCACCGATGAGGATGGCGTAGCACACGCTCCTCAACCTTCCCCGTTCCACACCATCATCATCGATACCATATCGTTCATGATGAACCGGTACGAGTCTGTCCACGTTATTGGCGCAGCCAATACAATGGCAGCCTGGGGAAACTACGGTCAATTCTTCCCGAAACTGATGTATGATTACGTGGCCAAAGTATCGGCAACTGTCATCATGCTCGGTCACCTCGAAGTGATCGTTGACGAAGATGGCAGCAAGGGATCATCAATCCCGGTCAAAGGCGCTTTGGCGAAGAACGGCCTCGAAGCCTACTTCACCACATCCGTCAATGCCCGCAAGATCTCCATCAAGGAAATCGAGAAATCCAAATCAGAGTCACCGCTGCTGAACATCACAGATGAAGAGCGTGACCTGGGCTTCAAACACGTCTTCCAGACACGAACAACTGGCAAGACAGTGGGCGATCGGATCCGCTCTCCTTTCGGTCTTTGGTCCGCCAAAGAACTCTACATTGACAACGACGCAGTCGCGGTCATGAAACGTCTGTTGGAATATTACGACGAGAGCGAAGACTAGAGAACCTTCTCTCCTCGGCTGTCCAAACGGCATCAACCCACAATCCTCACAGAAAGATAAACATGGCAAACCTTTTCAAAAACAAACAAGGCGCAGGAACCAAGGTCGAAGAAGACTTCGTACCATCCGGCTTTGCTGCACTCGACACGGACATCTATGCCGCCACAGTTAAAATGGCGTACATGGCAAAGTCCAACAGCTCTGACGCCCAAGGTCTGAACCTCATCTTCGAAATCGACAACAACGGTAAGAAGTCTGAATTCTCAATGGCCGGCCCGATGAACTGCATCTGGATGACCAACGCCAAAGGCGACATCACCTATCCCGTCAAAGATCGCCAGACGAAAAAGCCAACCGGCGACATGAAGAACCTTCCTGGTTACGATCAGGTGAACTCGTTGTTCATGCTGGTCCTCGGCAAAGAAGTCGGCGAAGCTGAAATGGAAGAGACTACGGTCAAAATCTATGACTTCGACGCCAAGAAAGATCTGCCCGTCGTCGTACAACACTTCCCTGAACTGACAGGCGTCAGCGTCCAACTTGCCCTTCAGAAGGTCAAGGAAGACAAGATGAAGAAGAACGACAGTTCCGGCGTCTACGAACCAACTGGTGAGACACGCGAAGTCAATGACTTGGTCAAATTCTTCCCAGGAAATCGTCGTGTCACCATCTCCGAAGTGGCAGAACATATCAAATCCCTCGGCGGCAAACTGGACGATGTCCTGGAGTCTGACGAAATGGAACAGGTTCTGGACTCCATGGACGAAGATGCTGGCGAATACGCTACCACATGGGTCGAGAAGAACCGCGGCGAAACCCGTGATAAATCTTCCGGCAAAAAAGCTGAAGGTAAATCCTTCGGTGGTGGCGCCAAAGCGGATCCTGAAGCTTCAGCGGCCAAGAAGAAAGGCCTCTTCGGCTAAACGTGGGCATTCCCCAGATCCCTACTCTGACGGGGCTCGAACGTATTTTCACGTTCGAGCTCCCAATGAGGATGAAGGTGAACAACCGTGGCGACATGGAGAGCCTAAATCTCAATGTCTTTCGAAACCAACATCACTACAAGACGAACCATCAGAAGGTACAATTCCACAAGCTCTTCAAAAAGCAACTGGAAGCGACTCCGAAACTTGGTAAGATTTGGCTCCACTACGAGGTCCACCCAAAGACCCGTGTGCGACTGGATACCATGAACCCCGGATCGATAGTCGACAAGTTCTTCTCTGATGCTCTCGTTGAACACGGTGTGATCGAGGATGATAACTACCACTATGTGGTTTTTAACTCTTTCTCTTTTGGCTTTGTTGACAAGATCAACCCTCATGTGCTCGTCACAATAATTGAAATCGAACAACCCGAAAGTGAGAAAGATATGCGTATCCTCCTCGACAATATGGACATCCAGAATGCTCTGGATAGCTACGTCCTGAATGAACTCGGACTGTCTGGCGCCACTGGAGTACGCATTGAAGCGACTGCAGATGGATCCATCACAGCCGAAGTCATGATGGGCGAAGTTGTGGAAGTCCCCACAACCAATACCACAACACCTAAACCAAAAGCTAAGCGTCGCACCAAAGCTCAAATGCAAGCTGACGATGCGAAGGCCCAAGAAGAGGCAGAACCAGATGTGGAACAGACTGTTCCGGATAGCGGCGACGTCGATGCTGCAGGATCTGCTGACGCAGGAGAAGAAGAAACTCTACCTGCCGAAGAAGCAAGTGAGCCAGAAATCGAAGACGCAGACGTCGTCGAAGATCAGCCCACACCTGCAAATGACGGTAAGTC